GTGCTAGTCTGATAGATGCTAATCTGAGAGACGCTAATCTGAGAGACGCTAATCTGAGAGACGCTAATCTGATGGGTTGCAACGGCAACTTGAAGCACATGAAATCGGTGTTCTGTGAACAGTACCCGGTGACCTACACGGTGGACGTGATGCAGATTGGCTGTCAGCGGCACAGCATTGCCGAATGGTGGGAATTCGACGACAAGAGAATACTTGAAATGGATGGTAAAACCGCACTCAAGTGGTGGCGCATCTGGAAGCCGATATTGAAACAAATCATCGAAGCTTCACCGTGTGAACCTACGGTATAATTGACACAGACCCGCTTCGGCGGGTCTTTTTTACTTCGGTTGTAGACAAGGTTTATACTAGATTGATAACACAGGAGGAATCATGAACAAGACATACGAAAAGTTAAAATCATACGCTGAATCATTGAGAACCATGATCCAGACACGTGAACCACCATTTGAGGGTAATGTAATCAGTACCTTTAACGCTATGGATGGTGTGCTAGCTATCGACGGTGAGACCACGTTAAACAAAACAGCACGCATGATGAAGAAAGCTGGTGCTGTGAAGCGTTCAGACGGTGATTGGAACCTTTCACCGTTGAGACGTAAGGGTTACGCAATAAAGGATTCAGAGTGGCAGCCTGGAGACATTGAGGGGCGTAGCGCGGGACGCGGTACCATTTACCCGTTCACAAAGATGGAACCAGACGACGCGGTATCGTTTCCCGGCGAAGGGTTTAAGGGGAAGGTGTATAGCGCCGCCATGGTGTACGGGCATAGAACAGGCAAGAAGTTTACGGGGAGGCTGTGGACGGAAGCTGACGGGCGTACAGGCATCACCATTGCACGGATTGACAGCGGCGTGGAAACCAAGTCTAAGCCCCAGGTGATCGATGCCGATATTGTGAAATTTCAAATTGACATGAAGATGGGCGAATTTGTCTATGACATTGTGCGTGCCAGTGACGCGGTGAAAACACTGAAATCTGTCATTCCAGGCATTACACCAGTGAAGGCAGGGTTACTATTGAAGCAAGTACCCGATGCAAGGAAAGTACGCGTTTACGATGGAAAAGGACAACACTGGCTATGGATCATCCGCAATACTGACAGGATTGGTGTTTTGAATGGTCGAAAAATTTGGAATTTGTATAAAAATGAGCGTAAAACCTTGTCTGCATTTTCCTAAAATTTTGCGAGTTTTACATTTAAATGGTCTAGTTGAGGTGCTACCTAGCCTCATCCTCAAAACACAAACAGCGTGTGACCCCAGGTATTTTTGAGCCTATATTTAGCACAACCCCTTAACCAAGTACCTAAAAAACCTTATATATCAATACTTTAAGTGTAGTAAGGTAGTAGTATATGTTTTGTAAATACCTTACTAGTAGGTTGTAACATGTTGTTTTATAAAGAGTTTTTACAGCTATAGTATTAACACAAACCTAGACGTGACCTCTCACACCTATGCTGTGCATCTGCATTGGCTCCAAATGCCCACCCCGGTGTAGACTGTTGACATTTAAAGGAGAACCCGGTGATGACACCGAAACAGGAAAAATTCGCCCAGCTTTACGTGGAGCTGGGTAGCGCTGCCGAAGCGTATCGGCAGTCTTATGACACCAGTCGGATGAAGCCTGAGAGCATTCATCGACGTGCTCACGATCTTTTGGAGCACGTCAAGATTAAGGCAAGGATAGAAACGATTCGTGAAGCAGCGAGGGAAAGAAACAAGGTCACGGTGGATTCGTTGCTTGTGGAATTGGAAGAAGCACGCCGGATTGCCCTTGGTGCTGAAACGCCTCAAACGTCCGCTGCCGTCAGTGCGACCATGGGTAAAGCGAAACTGGTAGGCTTGGACAAACAAATTCTTGATATGCGCAGTAGCGATGGATCAATGACACCTAAGCCGTTGGACACGTCCACACTGTCAGACACTGCACTTAAGGAGTTGATGCGTGCCCGCCGCGATGGATCTCAGCAATGAAGATTGGTTAGCTATTGAGCGTGAGTATTGCGCTCGTTCGCTCGCTAGTTTTGTGCGTGAAGCATGGCATGTTCTGGAACCGGGGCAGCCTTACATCCATGGGTGGCACGTTGACGCTATCTGCGAGCACTTAGAAGCAATCACTGATGGCGAGCTGACCCGCCTGCTGATCAACATCCCGCCTGGTACCATGAAATCGACGCTAACGAGCGTGTTTTGGCCCGCGTGGGAGTGGGGGCCGAAAGGCTTACCGCACATTCGCATGATTGGCGCGTCGCATGAGCAAGGTCTGGCGGTGCGCGATACGCGCAAGATGCGCAACCTGATATCTAGCCAGTGGTTTCAAGAGCGCTGGCCTATCGCTATGACCAGCGACCAGAACCAGAAAACGTTTTACGAAAACTCATCAACAGGGTGGCGTCAGGCTTGCGCCGTTGCGTCCATGACAGGCAAGCGTGGAGATCGCGTGGTGTGGGACGATCCACACAGTGTAGAAGCGGCCCTGTCGATTGCGCACCGTGAGACAGCGTTGCGGGTATTCCAAGAGACCTTGCCGACACGTCTGAACAATCCTGATAGCAGTGCCATAGTGATTGTCATGCAGCGCCTTCATGAGTCGGACGTTTCCGGTTTTATTCTGGAAGACGATTACGGCTATGACCATTTGTGTTTGCCGATGGAGTTTGAACCGGAACGCCGATGCACTACGTCATTGGGTTTCACTGACCCCCGCACTGAAGACGGTGAATTGCTGTTTCCTGAGCGCTTCAGCCGCACGACCGTTGACCGTGACAAAAAGGTCATGGGCAGCATGGCCGTTGCTGGTCAGTTCCAACAGCGACCCGCGCCAAGGGGAGGCGGTTTCTTTGAATGGGAAAAGCTGGAAATCGTGGAGGCGGCACCCAAGAAATTACTTCAGTTCGTGCGTTATTGGGACAAGGCCGGGACTGACGGTGCTGGCGCTTACACCGCTGGCGTACTAATGGCAAAAGACCGGGAAGGCGTTTTCTACGTGTTGGACGTGGTGCGTGGTCAGTGGTCAGCGCCCAAGCGGGAAAAGGTCATTAAGCAGACTGCCCAGACTGACGGTGTGAAGGTCAAGGTCTGGGTGGAGCAAGAACCAGGGTCAGGCGGTAAGGAATCAGCGGAATCGACCGTCAAGGGTCTTGCGGGTTTCCGTGCCTATGCTGAACGTGCCACGGGTGATAAGGCGCTGCGTGCTGAACCGTACAGCGTCCAGGTGGAAGCGGGGAATGTGAAGGTAGTAGCCGGTGCCTGGAATAAAGATTTCATTGACGAACATAAGACGTTTCCCGTGGGCAAGTACAAAGACCAAATTGACGCCGCGAGCGGTGCATTCAACAAGTTGGCGGCTTCCGGTTCGGGTATGACAGGGCTTACGCAATGGTAGCGGTGTGCTAAGCTAGACAAAATCACCGATTTAAGGTATGCGGCAATGAGTGAAGACAAGCGTGATAGCGAAGGGGAGTTGATCAAAGTTCCCCGCAAGAAACGGCGTCAAGACAGCGAAGGAGACGTGCGCCATGGGTAAGCCACGCATCAGAATGGATGACGCCACAACTGCGCATATCCGCGATGACGGTTGGATGAACGTGCTTTCCGGTTACGGTACCGGACGTGACCCCGGTGAAGCCACGCGGCCACGCGCTGAAACAGGATTGAGTCAACAAGCCCTGGAGGACATTTACCGGGGTGACGGTATCGGACGCCGCATTGTTGACCTGTTTGCCGAAGAAATGACGCGCAAATGGGTGGGAATTGAAGGCGACCAGGGGGAGGAAAGAATCACTCAGCTTATCGACCTGGAGGCAAAGCAGCAATTCAACCGTGCTTTGCGTTGGGCTGGTTTGTACGGTGGCGCTGTGATGGTCATGTTGATCAATGACGGTAATGAGGATTTAGCGCAACCGCTGAACACCAACACTGTACGCAGCATCAATGATCTGATCGTGTACGACCGCCACCAAGTGTCATGGAATCAGGAATCAATCAGCACCAACGCCAACAGCGTCTATTTTGGACGTGCCGAAGTGATGACAATTCAACCGTTGATGGGCACCCCCTACACCGTTCACCGTTCCCGTGTGTTGGTGTTCGATGGTGAAGACGTGCCAGACCGCATCCGTCAACAGAACAACGGTTGGGGTGATAGTCGTTTACAATCGGTCTATCGTGCGTTGGGGCGTTACGCTGAAGGCATGGGAAGCGCGTCAAGCATCCTGCGTGACTTTATCCTCCCTGTTCTGAGCATGAAAAACCTGTCGGACATGATTGCCAGCGGGCAAGAAGATGTGGTGAAAAAGCGCTTGGAAATTCTAGGCGTCAGTAAATCGATGTTAAACGTACTATTAATCGACGCTGATGAAGAGGGGTACGAAAAGAAAGCAAGTTCTGTATCCGGTATCGACAAGCTGTTAGCCGAGTTGCGAAACAATCTATGCGCTTGTACGGGTATTCAGCACACCAAGCTATTCAAGCGTTCCGCCGAAGGCATGAATGCCACCGGTGAAGGTGATGCACGCGAATGGTACGACACGGTATCAGGTGAGCAGGAAGACAAGTTAATGCCGAATCTCACCACACTGATTTACATGCTTGACCTGTCTGAAGGCGGTCAACCGAATGACCGTGTAGTCAAGTGCAAGCCGCTATGGCAAATGGACGAAGCACAGCAAGCGACAGTGCGTAAGACCAACGTTGAAGCCGCCACCATGGCAGTGGATTACGCATTGATTGACGACGAGACAGCGCAGGGGTGGGTAGGTGAGTGAGCAGACCAAGCAAGAGTTGCTAGCCGCTGCCCGTGTTCGCATGGAGCGTCAAGGTAGGCGAGGATTACGCAAGCAAGCACCGCGTCCGCGCAGGCCGGAACAGGCAATACGTGAATACCGTACGCGTCTGCGTGACCTCGCTAAAGCATTGGAGGAAGAAGTACGCGCCCAGGTGTTCCCAGAGCTTGAAAGCATCATTGAGCAGGCTGGAACACGCGATGACGCCGTGCGTCATGATGATTGGGGGCAGCGCCTACGTGACTTGTTCAACGCCACACGCATGAGCATTGAACCGGTGATTGGGCGTACCCGCTCCTTCATGTTGTCCATTGGTGATCGTGTCGAAGGCAGAGCCACCCAGGAGCAAATCAAGGCGGTTCGCGCCGTACTTGGTGTATCGCCCACCTTCTACGATGAAGGGCGCATACGCGGCATCTTGAATGCCTGGAAGGATCAGAACGGTGCTTTCATCACGCGCATGGCGGATGATGCGGTAGAGCAAATGATGGATACTGCTTCCCGTGCTGTGCGTACTGGCAGACCGCTTACTGAAGTGCGTGAAGAACTGCGTAAACGTTTCGATATCACTGAGCGACGCGCCAAGACCATTGCACGTACTGAAGTCAGTCAGCTAAACACGCAAATCACTCGCGAGCGCCAGCGTGAAGTAGGTATCACCGGTTATTACTGGACAACCGCCAATGATGAACGTGTGCGTGACGACCATGAAGACATGGCGGGGGAGTTTGTGCCTTGGGATGATCCACCGTCCGAGACCGGAAGGCAACATGCCGGGGAACCGATCAATTGCCGCTGTACTGCAAGGGCTGCCGTGGATCGTTTGCTTGATGAATTGGAGGAAGACTAATGACGGAAAGGCAACGATGGGTGCAAGAATTCCTTCGCATGTTTGAAGCAGGGCAGCTAAGCGGGGAGTTGACAATACGTTTTCGCGACGGTGTACCCGTGGAGGCCGTACCCGCGCCAAGGTACAAACCACCCAAGGCAGGCAGACGCGCCAGCGAATCCAAACCCGCTCATTGAGGCGGGTTTTTAATAATTGCAAAGGTGCAAATAATGCACTAATGTTATGGAACACACAGACGAGGTGGAAAATGACTTTTATTCAGTTGCGTGAAAAAGCTGGACACACACAGGAGCAAGCTGCTGGGTATCTTTATTGCAGTTTGCGCACAATCAAAGCAATGGAAGCCAACACTGTTACAGAGCGTCATTACAAAGCGCGTTGTGAA